TCGCGCGAAGTGGTTCCTGTCAAGTGCGGAAGGATACGCGACACAGTCCGGCAAACGTCGGGCGATGGTTGGTGAATACTACTGTATTTTGCAGAGCCTGCGAGATGTGAACGTGGCAGACACGATCACGAATGCAGACGGAGAGAACTATCGGATTGATCGGGTGGAAAATCAGTTCAACCGCGTTGATCTGCCCTATCTGATTTGCAGCAGGTGCGACACGTGAGCGTCAAAATAAAGAAGATCGACCGAAGGCCGGAGTTGATGCGATCACTCAACACGGCGGCCGGGAAGAGCCTGAAGAAAGCGGCGTTGTTGTGTCAGGCGATTGCCCGTGAGTTGGTGAGCCGGAAGTTCCCAAAACCGACACGCGAGCAGATGGACAGGAAGAACGCGAGGGCAAGAGAGAAGCGGGCCAGAATGAGACAGGAGACCGCAACCAGTGGCACGGCGGAAACGTAAGAGCGGGTTTTCGAAACTGCGAGCGAGGGCCAATAAGGCCGTTGCGAAGCGAGTGAAAACAACGCGAAAGCGACTCAACCGAGCTACCAGAAAACTGGAAAGAAAACTGGCCAGCAACAGCCTGGCACGAGCCGGCAGAAGAGTTTCAAAACGGGCCGTTCGGAAACTGAAACGAACAGTCAAGGCAACGAAGCGAACAGCGAAGGCCGCACGAAAACAAACGAAGTCACTAATCCGCAGAGCTAAGAAATACAACAAAGACAGGATCAAACGAAGGAACGCGGCCCGCAGGGCAAAGGAAAGGGAATTCAACCGCCTGACATTGTCCGGCGAAGCTGACCTGACTGGTGTGACGTTGTTGGAATTGCGGGAATCATCCGGGGCGAGCAAGCCGGGTGAGCCACCCAAAATGAGAACAGGCAAGGGCCGAAAGTCAATCACTGCTGAACTCAGGATGAAGGGCAAAAAACCAGAGGCGAGAACATACGTTGACAAGCGGGTGGCACCTTACATGGCCATGTGGGAGTTCCGCCAGGACGGTAAGCAGAGGCCATTTTTGAAGCCAGCAGTGCAGAACAATCTCAATCTATTCGGGGCGGAAATCGGCAACAGTCTGAAGCAACAACTGAGGCCGCAAGCGGGCAAGAAAAAGGCAGTGGTGAAATAATGGCGGAGACTGGAATAGACAAGGCGATCGGCGAATGGTGGGCCGCAACGGCCGCGCTGTGCGATCTGATTCCAGTCGAAAGAGTCGTTGCCAGCGTTGATCAGTTTTTAGAGACCGAGGATGACGACAGCGACGAAGACGGATACTTCGATGACGTGGTTGTGTTTGATGCGGTGAGCGAACCGGCATGGCGAACAAACAGCAGTCAGGGATGGCGTACTTCGTTGACGTTGGCCTGCATGTCCATTGACTACGACCGTAGTAAGGCGATCGGGCAACAGGCGGTCAGCAGTTGGCAGAATCAGGGATTCACAGGCAGCTCGGTTGAGATTGCGACCGCGAAGCCGTCAGGACAAATGACAACAACTCAGGACGAAGCAACAGGCATCTGGACAACATCTGTTCAGTTTGACCTGATGCACGTGGGAGTGTGATATGGCAGACGTGAGTGTGACAGCGGCAAGCGTTGTGAAAACTGCAACCAGCCTGATCGGCTACGGCACAGCCGGGGGAACGGTAACAGCCGGTCAGCCAGTCTACGCTGACACGACAGCCAGCAACAAACTGAAGCCCTGTGATGCGGATGTTCTCGCATCGTCGAAGGCGATCGGTATCGCGTTACACGGAGCGAGCGACGGCCAGCCGTTGCAATACTGCTACGGCGGAAACCTGACTTTCAATTCGGCATTTACCGTCGGTCAGGTTTACGTTTGCAGCGTGAACGCCGGAGGGATTGCACCGTATGCCGATCTGGCATCAGGCGATTTCGTGACGATTCTGGGCGTGGCTACAACGGCCACGAATTTGAAAATCGGGATTCTGTACTCAGCAACCGCAAAACCGTAATCAGGAGCATAAGACATGGCAGCAGGTACGCCATTCACAGGCAAGTCGATGACGTTCAAAACCGGGGCATCTCCGACCGAAGTTGACCACACTGGAAAGTGGGAGTTGACGATCGGCGGAGCGTCTGCAAAATATGCCACGAACTCAACAGGCGGCTGGCGGAAAACGACCGTCGGCGTTGGCGAGTGGTCTGGATCTGTCACAATCATGCTGCACGCCGGAGGGGCACAGCCTCTTGCACGAGGTGACGAAGTGGCGGCACAGTTTCACGCGGATTCAGACGACTACATCAGCGGGACGATCGTGATCACCGAAGTCGGGCCGATCACGTTCGACGCGGATTCCGGAGATCCGGTAGCTATCGACTATGCCTTCGACGGTCAGGGATTGCCGGCGAAGAGCGGAACAGCGTTTGACATCATTTCTTAACCATTAACCAGGAGTAGAGACCGTGGCGGACGGTTTATTCAATCTGATTGGCCGACGGGCCATTGAGCTACAAAAGGACGGAAGAACGTATCGGCTGGCGGTGAGAACGCTGGCCGATCACGCCTTGAAAGAACAGGCCATCCTGCAACGAATGGGAAGCCCGTATGCCGGATTGGAGGACATCAAAGATCCGGCAGCACGTCAGGCGGCGTACAAAATCGCGGCTGATGTTGCGGCGCGTCCATTGATTGCAACGCTTCAGGATGAAGAGCGATTCGACGAATCCTTGCGGGGAATCGGCTACTCAGTTTGGCGGGCGTTGTCGGTTCATCATTCAGACGAATTCCCGCCTGGATTACCAATCGAAAAGGGCATTCAGTTAGGGTGCGATTTTGTCGAGTGGTTCGCGGACATGAAAGCGGTTATCCACGCACTGCACAAAGTCGATGAGCGGCCTGAATTGGGAAACTGAGATCACCCGGTGGCGGGGGTGCGAATTTACCGTCACGCCGAACAGTGCCCTGGGCGACAATATTTCGGAATCTGTCTGAGCGATACGGTTGGACGCCTGAACAGATTGGCGGCATGACCATGTATCAGGTTCTGGTGTGGTGCGGCATGTGGTGCCCTGAAGACATCTGGCAGAAACAGGACGCGAAGTAATGGCAATCACAGTCCAGGAAGCACAGGTGCTGTTCTCTGCTGACGGGATGCAGCAGGTGAACACGGAGGCCAAAAAAGCCGCCGGAGCAATGGACGGCATCGTGTCCGCAGCAAAACGCGCAGGCGGTGCACTGGGAGGCATTCGCTCGGCATTCAGCGGCGTGGGCGGCATTCTGGCGACTGTTGGGGTGGCTGCAGGCGTGACGAAAATGCTAAGCCTGACGGCAGAGGCGGAGAAGGCGGCGATATCATTTGAGGTGCTGACGGGTAGCGGCGAATCAGCCCGGAAAATGCTGGACGATATTCGCAAACTGGACAAGAAAACCGTCTTTGGAACGCAGGATCTTGCGCAAGCTCAAAAACTGATGATGAACTTCGGCATGGCGGGCGGCGAGGCGTTTGGAGTGCTCACCAATCTCACGGAAGTGGCACAGGGCGACACAGAGCAATTGATGCTGTTGGCCCGTGGCATGGCACAGGTTCAGGCGGCTGGGCGACTGATGGGGCAGGAGGCGAATCAGCTCATCAACAGCGGCTTTAGCCCGTTGTTTGAAATCAGTAAGATGTCTGGCCGCAGCATGTCAGACCTTAAAAAAGACATGGAGGATGGGAAGATCAGTTACGAGATGGTGCGGGCAGCCTTAGAGGGGCTGACCACTGGCACCGGGCGACTGGCGGGAATGAATGATCGCATGTCACAAACGACGGCCGGGCAGTTTGCAAAATTCCAGACGAATGTTGAGCAGGTGGCTATCGCATTCGGAAGCGCGTTGCTGCCTGAAATCAATCGGTTCTTGGAGTTTCTCAACAGCACGGCAGAAGGTGTCACCGACGTTAAGACTCGCACAGAGCAATGGCTAACCACAAGCAAGCGATTCTTTACTGAGATGCAAAACAACCTTGCCGATTTTGGCGTGGCCGTGGCGGTTATTGGGGCCAGTCTACCAGATCAGTTTCGGCTGTTTTTCGCGGACGTTCAGACGTGGCTCGGCGAGTTGGTTGAGTACAGCATGAATGCTGGAAAGGCTATTGCGAACAACCTGCGACCCGATGTCATTTTGCAGGAATTGCAGGGCGTAGCGGCGTTTCAGGCGCTGCCCGAAATGGAGTTTTCGGCGGCGATGTCTGGCGGCGTATTGGACCAGGTGAAAGCGGAACTGGCCCTTGTGCGTCAGCAGCGCATTGAAGCCAATAGGGCCGCGGCAAGAGGGCCACAAACTGGAGCGGAAAGGAATCGTGGCGCCGCGCCGCCAACACAAGGCGGGGACATGACCGCCTTCGAGCAATTGGGCGGGGCAACGGCTGCGCAGGCTGAACAGCAGCGAGTGGAACGCGCCGGAGCACTGCAGACATTTCAGCGACTGCAGGACAGACTACAGCAGCAGGACAAGCTGGCCGGAATCGCACAAAACCAGTTGCAGCAGCAAACTGAGGCAGTGGCGCAACTGGAGAAAATCAATACTGGAATCGGCGGGCTCGCCACACTGGGGGTACTCGGATGACGTATCCAGCATTTCAGGAGCACGAGGACAGCCCGGAAGAGTCTGGCAGTCGTGCGGGCGAATTCGATTTTACGCGAATCTTCCTGACTGCGTGGGAAGACCGCTGGCAGTTCATCGCGGCTCACTACACATCCGGCCCGTTCGGCCTTCCGGCGTCTTACTCCAGCTACTGGCCTGGGGTGCTGGCGGATAAGTTCCGCATTAACCGGCTGGTAAACAAGCCAGCAGCCGCACCTCCCTTGCCCGTGGTTGTGAGTGCCTTCTGGGCCTTCTCTACGAATCGTAGCGTAAGCTTTCGTGTTGAAAACACGCCGTCAAACGAAAGAGAAACCTCATCATCAAAACCATCAAACAGCAGCGTCTCCGGCTGAAATACCTGTGGGCTTCCCGGCAGTCGGCACGCAGTTTGATTCACGCAGCCTTTCATGTTAGACAGCGTAATCCACGGCACAATTTTCACCTGATGCCACGTCACCGTGTGTTGCGTCGCGGAATCTGGAATCACCGCCGCAATGTCCGCCGGAAGTGCTTTTGAGTCACTTTCCCAAATCAGCGCCCGAGCAACAACACTGCGAAACTCCACATTACTTGTCTGGCTGTAGGTCGCCCACGTTCCAGCCGGAAGCGGTGAAGGCT